GAACTATGACGACCACATGGAAGGTGAGTTCTTAAAAAAAGCTCACGGCATGGGTTTGAATAGTAAGCAAGTCAATGATCTCTATGGTTGGTACAACTCACAAACCAAAGATATGTTTGTTCAGCATCAGGTAGCACAGGAAAACAATATTCAGAAAGCCGAGATAGAACTTCGGGCGGACTGGGGCAGGCAGTACGATGAGAAACTGGCAGGCATTCAAAGATTAGTTGATCAGTATGCCAGTGGTGAGGAAAAACAATACCTGGATTCATCGGGCTTTGGTAATGATCCTCATGTCGCCAAGTTTCTGGATAAGATTACAAAGGATTTTGGTGAAGCGAAACACTTGGGTGATCCCAAGATCAATGCATTCACTGATCCAGATTCTGCACAACGAGCTAAAGACGCTTTCTATAGAGATACGGAAAGCGATGACTACAAAGCGTATTTCAGCGAGAATCATCCCCGCCATAACGAGGTGGTCAAGATGCTGGATCGATGGAATACCACAATTCATGGAGATGAATAATGCCCGTACACAACGATATAAAGTGTGCGGATTGCGTTCATCTCGTTCCGCAGACGCAAGTTTGCATGGAGTACAAGGCATCAGTTGAAGCCGAGGAAATGCGTAACTGCTATTTTTTTAAAGAAGGTATTTACGCAGAACCAGTGGCAGAGATTGTGCCTATCAAGAAGGGAAGAAAGAAAAAGAAACTCCCTTCTGTATTCCCAGAGAAACAACCCGCCTAGCGGACAATTGTTTCTTACACATTTTTAGTCCTGGTAATCCGCAAGGATCAGGCATGTTTATGCAACCAGGAGAGTCCAAGAGTGGATAACTCTCCGCACAATGATTTATTAATAGGAGAGTAAAATGTCTACACAAATTAACAAGGCATTTGAGCAGTCGTTCTCGGATAATTTTATACATTTGGCGAGTCAGAAGACTTCCAAGTTGTCCGGCGCTGTTCGTGTTGAGAATATCAACGATGCCAAAGCTTTTCATTTTGACAGAATGGATACCGTAAGCACTTGCGGCGCTTAAGTCTTTTATTGTAAAGGCTTATGTGGAAAATGGGGCTAATTCGGTGGAACTCCCGTAAATGGTACTTCATTTAACGGTGACAATACCGAGCCAGCAAACGAGATTACGAAAGGCTCGTTGGGCGTGTGTGACGGTCAGGGTTGAATAAATATAATACCCATAAATGTCCCAGCCGAAAGGCATGATATGACCTGAACTTGGTGGCAACATCAAGAAGCTGGAAATAGAAAACCAGCGATAACAAATTGAAGTATGGTTCAAGCTGTCAGTCGTCACGAAGATACTCCGTTAACGGAAGTACCTTTCAGTCGTAGGAGAGTTACATTTAACACTTACAGGGCGGTTGATCTGATCGACAATCCTGACCGTGTGAAGATGGCAAAAGATCCAACGTCGCCAACCATGAAGCAGTTGGTGGCTGCAATGAACAGGCAAAAAGATGATGCAATTATCGCCGCTGCTTTGGGTAATGCCTATTCAATCAATTCCTCTGATTCTGCGTCTACGGTAAGTTTGCCGTCAGGACAGCAAATTGCACATGGATCAGCAGATTTAACATTAGCAAAATTGCTCACAGCTAAGAAGACCCTTTTAAATAACGATGTAGACCCTGGCGAAGAGCCAATGTATATCGTGATTGGGCCTGACCAGTTGGATGCATTATTGAACGTAACCACGAATACCAGCATTGACTATAATTCAGTCCGTGCCTTGGTAAACGGAGAAATCGACACATGGGTTGGTTTCAAATTCATCATATCTACACGCCTTGCAAAATCGGGCAACATTAGAAGTTGTTTTGCATGGGCTAAGTCAGGAATCGGCCTTGCTATGAACGGTACTCCGAATATTCGGATCAGTGAGCGCAGTGATAAGAACTACTCTACTCAATGTTTTGTTGAATGCTCTTTGGGCGCAACACGCATCGAGGATGAGAAAGTAGTTCAAATCGATTGTGATGAGTCTGCGTAAGTAAGGCTAACTGAATCTTAATTTTATTTTTTAATAGGAGTATTAATCATGGGAACAGCTTATTCAACTGAACTTACCAATCTTGAGGCAACCCCTCAAGTGATGGTGAGTCCTGGTAGTGCTACCGGCAAGATTCGTGTGTGGTCTGACACGATTGCTGCTGGTACGGGGGATATCGACGACGACGATATTCTAATGATGGCGGAAATTCCGTCGAATGCAAAAATCAAGTCTATCAAGTTGTACAACGATGACTTGGATTCTAATGGATCTCCGGCATTGGTTACTGATGTTGGAATCTATAACGGTAACGTCAAGTTTAATGACACCGATGGCAGTGCGACTGCATATGCCGCTGAAGGTGTGATTGACCGTGACTGTTACGGAACAGTGAGTACCGTTCTTCAAGCCGCTGTAACGGCTGGAACGGAATTTCGTTACGAAACCCTCGGTATTGAAACCGTTGGCAACTTTATGTGGGAAGATGCCGGATTGACTTCTGATCCTGGCAGAATGCTTCGCATAGCGTTGACCATCGAAACCGTTGCGGCTACCGCTGCTGCTGGTGATATAACGATGGTGGTTGAGTATATCGTCAACTAATTGATCGGGGGCAGTCCAAAAGGCTGCTCCCTTTCTTTCAAGGAATTTAAATGGCTAGTTTTGTAGAAATTTCATCTAACGCATTACGCTTACTGGGTGACGATCCTATTACATCGTTTGGCGATGATACGGAACGCGCTCGTTTAGTGAACGCTATTTATGAAGAAATGCGTGACGAAGTAACAAGAGCAGCAGTATGGAATTGCTGTAAATCACGCCAAGTCTTAGCAGCGTTGACAGAAACGCCAGCATTCGGGTGGGCGTATTATCACCAACTGCCAGCGGATTGTTTGCGGGTTGTGGATGTACTGTCTGGCGACACAAGGATTGATCACACGATTGAAGGCAGACGTTTAATGACAGATGTTAGCTCTGTCAATCTGATCTTTTTAAAACGGGTGACAGATCCTAACGAATTTGATTCATTATTTATTTCAGCTTATACCGCAAGGATTGCCGCTGAGTTGGCATTGCCAATTTCTGGAAGTAATACGGTTGCGACAGCTATGTGGACAGGCTACGACAAGAAAGTCAAGGAAGCAAGAACGATTGATTCTCAGGAGGGAACGCCAGCGAATCTTGATGCACAGTCGATCATGGATGCACGAGCAGGGAGTGTTACATAGATGGCAAAGGCTCATGCAATGTATTCGACCTTCACTACGGGGGAGGTCACTGAACGATTATCCGGCAGAGTTGATCTGGCAAAGTATAAAGACTCGCTTGCCACTTTAGAAAATGGAGTTGTTTTGCCTCACGGCGGAATCAAACGCAGAGGTGGTTTGAATTACGTTGCTGATGTAAAGGCTGCAACTACCGGCTCTGAGTTGGTGACGAATGGAACTTTTGACAGCAATATTACAGGGTGGACAGATAAATCGGTTGGCAGTGGATCGTCGATTGCTCATTCAACTAACCTGATGAACATTGTTTCGGTAGATACCAGCAACTATGGCTGGACAGAACAAAGCATCACCGTGGTTAAGGGGCAACGATATATCCTGACATTTACGATTGGCACGGGCGCAATAAGTGTCCAGGTCGGAACGGCAACTGGTGGTGAGCAGATTTATGCTTCAACNAGTATGGCGGCGGGAACACATACGATTGAGTTTACCGCAATCACCACGGCTGCTTTTATAGGATTTAAACATACGACAGGGGCAACGCATACATTAGATACGGTGACATGTAAAGCTGGCACTCAAAGTGCGAAGGTAAGATTGATTCCATTTGAGTTCAGTGTCACGCAACCTTATATGCTGGAGTTTGGTAATTTATATATTCGCGTCTACAAAGATAACGGACAAATTACAAACAATGGCAAGCCTGTAGAGATTACGACAACTTATACAACCGCAGATTTATTTGATATCCAGTATGCCCAGAGTGCAGATACATTATATTTGGCTCATAAAGGAAGAGCGCCCAGAAAGCTAACGCGCACATCAGACACTGCCTGGACGTTAACGACAATTAGTTTTACAGGCTCNACATTTCCATCGACGTTGTGTGCGGGATCTGCCGGAACAGGAACGGATGGCAATGACAAGAATCCAGGCGCTGTAACATTTTATAATCAGCGTTTGTACTGGGGTGGCAGTAATGATGACCCACAAAAGATTTGGGGAAGCACGGTAGCCGAGTTTGAGAACATGCATCAGGGATCTGCCACAGATACCGACAGCGTGGAATTTACCCTGGTGGCAAATGAAGTGAACGCTATTCAGTGGCTGGCAGAATCAACGGATATGCTTTGCGGAACATTGGGCGGAGAGTTCACTATTTCTGGCGGCATCGATGACAATATTACTCCAACAAATATTAAAGCAGTACGCCAAGCAAGTTTTGGCAGTAACAAGGTAACGCCACTTAATGTTGGTAATTTACTTTTATTTAATCAACGGGCTGGAAGAAAAGTTCGTGAGCTGGTTTTCAACTTTGATGTCGATGGTTATTTAGCGCCTGACATTACCTTGTTGGCAGAGCATGTCACAGCATCTGGCATTACTGACATGGCATACCAGCAGGAAGAAGATGCGATTGTCTGGGCTGTTACTGAAGATGGTGCATTGATTGGCTGTACTTATTTAAGAGATCAAAATGTCGTGGCATGGCATAGGCATCCAGTAGGTGGCGAGTTAACATTAGTTGAATCAGTTGCTGTCATACCAAGTTCCGATACATTGCGTGATGAACTTTGGGTTACGGTCAAACGACGAGTCAATGGAATCACAAAAAGATTTGTTGAATATCTCAACCCAGATATTTTTGTCGATAGTGGATTGACGCTAGATACTCCAGTTACGATTACCGGAATCACGGCAGCAAATCCTGTCGTAGTTACAGCAGCATCACATGGATTTTCAAATGGTGATTTAGTAGATATTAAAGATGTGGTTGGCATGACCGAAGTGAATGGCAATCGCTACAAAGTTGCAGATCAAACAACGAATACATTTGAACTAACAAACCAAACTACTGGCGCAGATATCAATGGCACAAGTTTTACCGCTTACGATTCGGCTGGAAAAGTTCGCAAGGGCGTTACAACGATCACAGGATTAAGTCACCTGGAAGGAGCCACTGTCCAGATCGTAGGTGATGGAGCAGTATTTCCAAGCGCCACGGTAACGAATGGTGAAGTGACAACAGCGACAGAAGTTTCAGAAGCCTATATTGGATTAGGTTATACGACGACGATTAAACCTTCACGCCCAGAGTTTGGATCGCCACAGGGAATTACACAAGGCAAACCGAAACGATGGAATCATATTTTTGTAAGATTAGTTAATACGCTTGGAATTAATATCAACGGAGATCAAATGCCGTTTCGTACATCAGCAGATTTGATGAACTCTCCTCCGGCATTGTTTACGGGTGATAAGAAAGTAATGAATTTAGGGTACGACAAAGACGGCTTTATCGAGATTAAACAGGAACAGCCACTCGATATGCATGTCGTAGCTATTGGCGGAGATATTAATACTGGTGAGCAGTTCACCTAAACGCTGGATACAAAAGT